CCAACGCAGACAAGTCGAGTCTGCTATCATCTGCGGGTAAACACTCCGCAAGTAAACAAATAGGTAAACAACTATGATTAAAACTGCTTTCGCTGCCGTCGCAGCTGCTTCTACACTGGCTGCCCCTGCTGCATTTGCAGGTCCCTACGTTAACGTAGAAACCAATGCTGGTTGGACGGGTTCGGATTACACTGGTGCAACTACAGATTTCCATGTAGGCTACGAGGGTGCTCTTGGCACTTCTGGTTCTTACTACGTCCAAGGTGGCGCTAGTCTGATTGCTCCTGACGGTGGATCCGATGATACCGTTCCTTCTGGTAAGGCAGGTGTTGGTCTTGCTCTGACCGATACTCTTGGTGCCTACGGTGAAATCTCCTTCCTCGGTTCTGGCGATGAGAACGTCGATCGTGGATATGGTGGTAAACTGGGAGTCAAGTATAGTTTCTGATTTTCGGAACTATATAATTAAAACTGGGGACTCAGTAGAGTCCCTTTTTTATTCTTCCGTTTACTATGACTATGAATTTCACTGTCTACACACGTTCAGGTTGTCCTTACTGCACAAAAATTAAACAGGTGTTGGAAGGAAAGAAGTACAACTTCAGAGAATACAAACTGGGGGTTGACTTTCAACGCGAAGCATTCTATACTCAATTCGGGGAAGGGTCTACCTTTCCACAAGTAGTCTTAGGTGGCACCAATCTTGGTGGTTGCACTGAGACTGTGAAATACCTCCGTGAAAATAATCTTATCTGATGAACGACGAATTCTACGAACTTGTTGAATCTGCAATTGACGCTGCATTTGAAAAGAATCTATTTCTTTTCAAAGCATATCATTATTTTAAATACAACAAAGTAAAGCGTAGAGAGGTTCAAGAATTCATTGATTCTACAACTGCAAAGAATGTAGCATTGATAATTTCAGACTTGGAAGCATACATCAAAGGTGGTTCGGATTCCTACCATAAGCAACTCAAGGAAGCATACGGTCATCTTGGCAAACCCAAGGCAAGAAAGATCAGTAAGTACCTACATGACATCCTAAAAGATGCCAAGCAATATGAAATTGACAGGAGACCAGGACGTAAAAAACGTTCTAAATAATGTCAGAGTTCAATAGGAGGTTGGTTTCCAATACTACTGTAAACCTTATGGAGGGAAACCATGTTAATTGCACTAGCAGTTCTCGTCACTATCGGTGCATTCATTCTTGGAATTACCGTTTCATGGTTAGCAAAAGGTTACGTTGAAGATTTTATCGAAAACGCTGCCTATGCAAAATCAGTTACTCACCCAGAAATGTTTGACGAAAATGGCGACATGATTCACGATGAATTAATTTACATTCGACCAGACTTTAGAATCTGGGAAGAACCAAACGATGAAGATGATGATTAATTGGAGCTAAATTATGCCTACACGATCAGTTATGAATAGTAACCCTAGGTTACTCCTTAGTGAGATTCTGAGAAAGGTCTCAAATGCTAAGACTAAAAAAGAAAAAGTTGACCTGCTGCAGAAACACAACACTCCAGCACTACGTCAACTACTCATCATTAACTTCGATGACAGCATCACATCGATGCTACCAGAAGGTGATGTGCCATACACTCCAAACGATGCTCCAGTAGGTACTGATCATACCCGACTAGAGCAAGAATATAGAGGTCTCTATCGCTTCTTTAAAGGAGGTGACAACCGTCTTCCTGCACTCAAGCGAGAGTCTATGTTCGTACAACTTTTAGAAGGACTGTCTGCTGAAGAAGCAGAACTGTTGGTCCTTTGTAAAGATGGCAAACTTGGAGACAAGTATAAAAGAATTACAAAAGCAGTAATTTCAGAAGCATACCCGTCTATTGAGTGGGGAGGTCGAGGTTGAAAGGTATCAAAATCCTTAAACAAGATTGTGATCCTAAAGAGGCAGAAGATCGAGGTTTGCCATACATAACATACTTGGTGCGGTACCTTCTTGACGGAAAGGAACACTATGATATTGCTATGGCAGGTAAGCAAGTCGATCTATTTGATCACTATTGGGATCTCTATAAAAAAGATTTCATACGATTTGACCAAACAGAAGGTAGAGTGAACCCTAAATTATGGACAGACCCGACTCAGACGAAATCAAAACGAAAAACGAAATGAGTGTTTACTTTGACCCTAGAGTCAAGAAACAAGAAGCAGAAGATAAAGAAGCAGAAAAGCAAGAGGCAATTCAAACTATCGCTCGTGCAATCGGATTCTTTGTCAAACCTGTCATTCTTATGCTATTATGGAACTGGTTGATGCCAGGTTTATTTGGTTTGGCAACAATTGGTTATCTCAAAGCGTTAGCTTTGACTATGATCTCTAGAATATTATTCAGCAATGATGACTAAAGTATGTTTGGTATCTGTTACACCAGATGCAGAAAAAACTATCGGGTACGTTGCTCGCGTGAGCAACCCCAAGAATCAGGAGAACCCCAATGTCGAGGGTCTTCTTAAGTATTGTATTAAACATGGGCATTGGAGCGTCTTTGAGCAGGCATTCATGACCCTAGAGATTCATACCACCAGAGCGATTTCACCTCAAATTTTGAGGCATCGTTCGTTCACATATCAAGAATTTTCACAACGATATGCTGATTCCTCCCTACTCTCGGAGACGATCCCACTTCCAGAACTCAGACTTCAAGACGAAAAGAATCGTCAGAATTCTATCGACGGTGTTGACCCGTTTACTAAACAGAAGTATGAGATCCTGATGCAGCATCACTTCAAAGCAGGTATGGAACTATACCAGCAGATGCTTGATGAGGGAATCGCAAAGGAGTGTGCTCGCAATGTGCTTCCTCTCGCCGTGCCAACCAAAATGTACATGAGTGGATCTCTGCGTTCATGGATTCATTACATCGATTTGCGTTCTGCTAATGGAACACAGAAAGAACATATGAAAATTGCAGAAGCATGTAAAAAACATTTCATCTGTCAGTTCCCAATCATTTCCAGAGCACTTGGATGGTGTCCTGATGATGATTGCGGTTGCCCTGAGGATTGGGATGACCTTCAACCTTGCCTACGAATAGATTAACCATGCCTACTTACCCTGTAAAGAATACCAAAACTGGAGAGACACAAACTCTCTCTATGACCATGAAAGAATACTCTGATTGGAGAGATGCCAACCCAGACTGGGATAAAGATTGGCAAGCGGGAGTCGGTGGAATGACATATGGCGCACCCAAACAATCGGACGGATTCAAAGAAGTCATGTCTAAAGTTCAATCAGCACATCCTAAAGCAAACTTGAGTCGATACACTTAAACTATGGCAAGAGCACGAAAGAAAACTGGTACACCTCAAACGTATCCAAATGGGATGTCGAAAAAGATGATGAAAAGAAAAAAACCTATTGATTCATCCTACATGGTTCCTATCAAACCATTAACCGATAATCAGAAACTTGCATTTGAGCAGTATGAAGAGGACAAGAATCTCTTGTTGCATGGTGCTGCAGGTACAGGTAAAACTTTTATCACTTTGTATCTCGCGTTGAGTGAAGTGCTTGACGAAAACACACCTTATGATAAAATATACATTGTAAGGTCTTTGGTTCCTACCAGAGAGATTGGTTTCCTACCTGGTGACCATGAAGATAAATCTGCGCTGTATCAGATTCCATACAAAAATATGGTGAGGTATATGTTTAGTATGCCTGATGATAATTCGTTTGAAATGTTGTATGACAACCTACGAGCACAAGAAACTATTTCGTTTTGGTCTACTTCTTTTATTCGTGGAGTTACTCTTGATAACGCAATTGTTATTGTGGACGAATTCAGTAACCTGAATTTCCACGAACTCGATTCAATGATCACCCGCATAGGTGAAGACTCTAAGATTATGTTCTGTGGTGACATCACCCAGTCCGATCTTACAAGAGATCATGAGAAGTCTGGTATCTCCGACTTCATCAAGATCCTTGAAGACATGAAAGAATTTACATGTATTGAGTTTGATATCAATGATATCGTTCGGTCAGGACTTGTTAAGTCTTACCTACTTTCAAAATATAATCTTGGTTTCTAATGTTTCAATTCGTTGATGTAGGCGACATTTCAGTTGATGTTGATCCAGTGAGTAAAGATGGTGTACGTTTTTACCCTATTCCTGGTGCTGATAAATATTATCCAAGCGTGACCTCAATCACATCGTTTAAAAACGCACAGTTCTTCGCAGAATGGCGAAGAAAAATTGGTGAAGACGAGGCTAATCGCATCACTGCTCGCGCTACTCAACGCGGCACAGCATTTCACAACATTGCTGAAGATTATTTCAAAGGCAACCTAAACTTAGACAGATACTTGGAAAATAATCCATTGTCTGTTAGAATGTTCCAGTCAGCAAAATCTACACTAAACAGGATCAATAACATCCATTGCTTAGAGACCTTTCTCTATTCACATTATCTTGGTTTGGCAGGTCGAGTAGATTGTATTGCTGAGTTCGATGGCGAGTTGGCAGTGATCGATTTCAAAACTTCCACTAAGGAAAAAAAGGAAGATCATATCGAGAACTATTTTGTTCAAGAAACTGCATATGCAGCGATGTTCCTAGAAAGGTCAGGAATTGAGGTCAAGAAAATTGTCACACTTATCGCCACTGAAGAGGGACTTATTCAAGTATTTGAGAAGTACAATCTTGATGACTATTTACAGCTACTTAAATCCTATATCGAAGAATTTGTTAGGGGAAGACATGCCTAAGGAACAACTTGAGGATAAATTTTTAACTCCCACCAAATTCTCACAAGAGATTGAAAGGTTAGTTAAAAAAAGCAATGGTCTTATTACATACATTGAAGCAGTTGTCACATACTGCCAAGAGAATGAGATCGAAGTGGAAACAGTTCCCAAACTGATTTCCAAACCACTAAAAGAACGTCTGCGTCATGAGGCACAACGTTTGAATTACATGAAACAATCATCTAAAGGAGTATTACCATTGTGAAATTTGCTGTAGTAGGCACAGGTACAGCAGGAATACTTAGTTTATCTTTTCTCCTTGCATATGCACCTGAACCGATTGAAGTCTACAGCATACACAATCCTAAAAAACCCATCTTGGGTGTTGGTGAAAGCACCAGCACTCAAATACCATCTGTTTTATATGATGCAATAAAATTTAGTTTGCTCGAAGATTCGCATGAGTTAGATGCAACTCTTAAACTTGGAGTCAAGTTTGCTGATTGGAGAGAGAAAGATTTTTATGGACATATAACTCCAGTATCTTATGGAATGCATTTTGACAATCAAGCATTGAAAGGATTTGCATTCAGAAGATTTGAAGAGATGTATGAAAATTTTCATGTCATACATGGACATGTAGATAAAATAGAATCCCGAGAAAATGAAGCAGCAGTCTTTATAGATGGGGATGAATATAAATTTGACTATGTAGTTGATTGTGGCGGTTATCCAGAAGATTATTCTGAGTATAACATCTGCAAATATATTAGTCTAAACAGTTGCCTAGTACATAACACGAAACCTGAGGAGTATAATTATACACTTCATAGAGCAACTCCTAATGGTTGGATGTTTGGCATCCCTCTTCAGTCGAGACAAAGTTTTGGATACTTGTATAATGATACAATAACATCTAAAGATGAAGCAGTTACTAATTTCAAAACCTACTGTGATGATATTGAAGAGTCACAACTAAGAGAATTTAAATTTAAAAGTTACTCTGCAAAACAATTTTTTGATGGTAGAGTTTTGAAGAATGGAAATCGTGCCTTCTTCTATGAACCTATAGAAGCATTCAGTGGATTCTTCTATCAAAGTGCTCTTAAGTTTTTGGGAGAGTATTTGTGGTGTGATGTGAGTTTAGAAAAAACAAATGAACATATGGGTTTCATTGCAAACAATATAGAATTGGCAACCTGTTTCATTTATCATGGTGGATCAATTTATGACACACCATACTGGGACTATGCAAAGAAAATATCCAAAGAAAAATTGGACACTGATATTAGATGGTCTTATCAGGTTGAAGCCTTGAAGGAAATAAATGCACAAACAAATAGACAATTAAGAAGAGAAGGCATTGGTGCATATCCTGCTCAAATATGGTTTGACTTTGACAAGAATTTGAATTACAATTTGTTTTGATTATGACTGGATTTGAAGTGTATAAAATGTATCTTGCACTCAAGCAGCATTTTACTAAACCTGACTATGACTTCTGGAAGTATAATGGAAAGGTACGAGCAAATGAAAAATCATTTGAGCAGAGACAAGACCGTTACTTCTTTAAAAAATTAGCGACAAAGTATTCAGGGGCAAAACTTTTAGAATATTTTGTCGCTAATTTTGTTGATAACCCTAAGGGATACCTCAGATCTTTTAGTGATGATACCTATACCAAATGGAGAATACATCAAGAGTCTTTTACATATAAATTTAAAGAAGATGTAAATCTTTTACTCGATGATTCTTGTTTCACACATCAAGAAACGTTTGATCGTATGTTCAGAGTTACCTCTGGACAGCATCCAAAAATTATTAAACATTATCTTTCTGGGGATATAACATTAGAAACCTTGGTTGTATTTGAGTCATGTTTAGGATTCGTCAACAACTTTGATAAAACTTTAACGGATCCTATTTGGAAAGAGATACGCATGAAAGTAATTAAATATCAACCATTCCTAAAACTTAATTGTCAAGAGTATAAGAGTGTAATCTTAAACACCATTAAAGAAAAGTTATGAGTAATTTTTTCAAGTCAGAACAGGTACAAGATGACCTGCAAGCAATTTTTTCTACCTATCAAGAGATCTCTGCAGAGACATCTAGACTAGGAACAATGGATCGTGAAGAAAAACTGGAACACATTGAAGACTGTAAAGGTTTGATCGATAAACAGAAAACATTTTACACACGGTTATGTCTTGCTGCACCTGATGATCCAGAGGCAGCTGACATGAAGACACGGATCAACGCACTCTCTCAAGCGTTTGGATATCGTGACTTAGCAGAGTGTATGGACGCTATGGTTGCTACACTAGAGGCAGCAGCGAAGAGGGGTGACATATGAGTCTCCTATTCGTTTTTGCCTTCATCACGCTGCTCATCACTGCCATGGAATTAACATGGCCAATCAGGTATAGAGGTTGACATGACCTATATACTATGCTACGATTACCCAGTAGTAAACAAACAACTTACACACTAAAACGGAGAATACGATTATGTCTTTTGCATCTCTCAAGAAAGCATCTAGCGCAGGGAATACATTCGCTAGGTTGACTAAGGAGATCGAGAAACTCAACCAACCTCAGGCAGGTAGTGGCGCTGATGAGCGTCTCTGGAAACCTGAATTGGACAAGTCTGGAAACGGTTACGCCGTAATCCGATTCCTTCCCGCTCCAGATGGAGAGGAACTGCCTTTCGCAAAGGTCTGGTCCCATGCATTCAAAGGACCTGGTGGTCAGTGGTATATTGAGAACTCTCTGACTACTCTCGGCAAACAAGATCCTGTCTCAGAGTACAATACTGAACTCTGGAACGCTGCTGGTGAAGGTTCGCCTGAACGTGCTCAAGCAAGGGCACAGAAGCGCAAACTGTCTTACTACAGCAACATCTATGTGGTGAGCGATCCTGCACACCCCGAGAACGAAGGTAAGGTCTTCCTGTACAAATACGGCAAAAAGATTTTTGACAAACTCGTTGAAGCAATGCAACCTGCATTTGCAGACGAGACTCCTATCGATCCTTTCAATTTCTGGAAAGGTGCTGACTTCAAACTGAAGATCCGCAAGGTCGATGGATACTGGAACTATGATAAGTCTGAGTTCGCAACACCTAATACTTTGGGTGACTTTGATGATGATCGCCTTGAGCAAATTTGGCAACAGGGTTACTCCCTTGCTGAGTTTGAAGACATCAAGAACTTCAAGACTTACGAGCAACTCAAAGCACGTCTTGATCTTGTTCTTGGTAACTCTGCTCCTGCAGCACGTCCTGTTGATGAGTCCCTTGAGGATTTGAGTGAAGGTCGTGGTGGATTCAACTCACCTGACATCACTCCTTCCAATCAACCTGATTGGGCAGCAGAAGTTAAAGACTTCCGTGAGAAAGCAGTTGCATCAGCACCTGCAGAAGATGATGTAGAACTTTCATACTTCGCAAAACTTGCTGAGGAAGACTAATGGGAACTGAAGTCTTGGCAATGCCTGATACCTTAGCAATGCTCGATGGAGCAGTTGGAGCATGGAACTCCATGAGTTATGGGGAGGGGTTTCTCTTCTCCCTTTGGGTCATCGGAATGTATTTTATCAAACTGAAAATGGATCGAAGGTTCGGTCGATAAACTGTCACAAGGGGCTCCACAGGGGTCCCTTTTCCTGTTATAATTATTCTATAGACACCGAGTTACCATGAAAATTGCACTTGCTGCTCTAATGATCGCAACAATGCCTGCTCACGCAGAGAGTGTTGGTGATCGTAGTAATCGTCAAGCATATGAATCTCAGAGAGGATATGCTTCTGAAAACAAATGCTTCCGATATGAATATCGCGAAGAGTATGTGCCTGGCACTTCACAATCACCTGGTTATGTTAAATCTTACAATGAAAAAATTGCTGTACCTTGCAGCAACACCGCTACTAGCACATTTAGTGCTCAACCTGAACATCGACACCATGACGAAGATGGCAACGATTGTTCCCAAGGTGCTATTCTAGGTGGTATTGCGGGTGCTGGAGCAGGTGCTGCTCTCTCCCGTGATGATGGACGCTGGTGGGCAATCCCACTGGGTATTGTAGGCGGATCTATGATTGGATGTGATATCGATGGGGGTTGATAGTGGCACATCGATTTGAGGAAATTAAACCCTCTCACCCAGTTACCAAAAAAGAAGTTGAAGAGATGATAGAGTTTGCGATTAACAGACACAATCGCAACGCAGGACTTATCTCTATGGTTCTTGGGTTTTTATTCATCGCCCTCTTTACAGACGGATTCTTTAGAGTTATCGGAGAGATACCACCTTTTATGGGTATCGATGTAGATATACTCAAGGATGTTGTGGAGAGAACGAAAGATGAAGTATTAAAAGCACTTTCATTATGAACAACATCGGATTAGAAGTTATCTTCTGGACAACACTAACAGTTTATCTGTTGGCAAAGTTTGGAGTCTTTAAAAAAAAGTGAAAACCAAAATCGACCTTTGATTCCCAGAAAGTCGCAAAAAAAATCGCGGCAAAAAATGGGTCTCTAAGGTTTTTTAGTAACCGCCACCATATCCGCCACCACTAGAACCAGAGGAACCCGAAGAACCAGAGGAAGAACTACTACCACTGCTGCTAGAAGAACTGGAACTGGAACTGCTGCTAGAAGAACTGGAGCTGGAACTGGAACTGCTGCTACTTGTAGTTGTAGTCGTCGTAGTAGTTGTTGTGGTCGTACTAGTAGATGCTGCTGGAGTTGTAGACGTGACTACGCCTGCTGTCGCAGATGATGCAGTAGGTCCGTTGTCGAATGAAGTTACAGCAGTGCTGACCGCAGATGCAGAAGTGCTACCACTAGTGTAACCTACAGCATCAAAGAATCTCGAAGCGATACTGAGAGGAGACTTCTTATTATTAACATCATCTAATTCTACATGAGGTAAGTAAGCAACCATATCTTCAAACTCTTGAACCATTCTATCAGAGACTGCCTTTGTAGGAATCTTGATAAGTCTCTTTAATTCATTTAAATATTGCTCATGCTCGTAATTTGACACTGGATATATTGAATCAGATTCACCTTTAGTGGTTCCATCAGGTAAAACTGCTCTAAATGTCGAATTTACTTGAATACCTTCTTTTATGAAGACAATACCGTTATACAATACTTCTTTAGTTTCATAATGATGAACGGTTTCTGGATTACCATACTTTTCAGTAACCATCTTTACAAGATCAGCTTCTTTTAATGGCCATTGTTCATAAAAGTCTGTAATATTATTGGTGATGAGAACAACCCAGTCTAACATGGGGTCACCAAGGGCAATTTCAGCAACTACAGCAGGAGTTTCGCCATCTCTTAACTCGTACGTTTCAAAAGAACTAACATATTTTTCTAAGTTCTCTCTGATTGTAATTCTACGGAAAATATTTTTGACTAATCTATATTTGAATGCCTCTTCATCCGAGACACCCTCGCCAACAAAAACATTTGGTAAAAAATCGAAATATGCCATTAATATCCCTGCCTGATGTCTGATTGATTGAGGAGACGAACCTCAGTGAAATTTACCTGCATGATAACTGCAGGAACTTGAATCATACTACCGTTAATTCTTTTGAGTGCTGTATAAGTGTTGTCAGGAGTGTAATTTACACTAAACCCACTGCATACGCATGTATCCATTTTATAGTGTAAACTAAATTTTGGTGGACCAAGTGGTTTACCCTCAGAATTATTTTCAATTGATACGCCATCAAATTCCCCTGATTTGGGTCTCATTCTCATAAAAGCGAGTTCATATTGATCGGGAATACCGAAAAATCTATTTCCACTAAGTCCACCACCTGAGGTGTTTCCAAGGAAGTCTTTTAATGAATCAACTCCCTTTCTACCATCTTTGTTTTCCTCACCGATAGTTTTACCTTGTTTGCCATATGCGGTCTTTGTGATATCACTCATCTCTTGATTAACACCTTCAACTTTAGGATGAGCACCAATATTAATATATTTGATAATTTTTCGTATTTCCTCTGCTTCTTTCACATTTCTTGCCGCCATCTTAAAACTAAAGGAATGACTCCTAAAATTCATTTGAGAAAAGATTTGCTCAATATAAGGATTGAAAACTCGTCCACTTCTCAATCCCTCTAAAGCATTGACAGTTAGATTTCCTTGTACACCAAAGAAACCAGAAACTGCATTAGCACCCTGTGTGATTGCACCAGCAGCAAATTCTGGCAGAATAGCAGCTGCAGCATCTTGAATGGTGCCTGCTAATGATTCAAAGTTAGTGCCACTGTTCAAAGCATTAATTGCTGCCATACCACCAACACCCAGATTAGTCTGATTATACTGCGGTTGATATGATGCATTGATACCTCCTGCTAACGCAAGATAGCACATTGATTTATGATATGAAGTTTCCCCTTTATTTCTAGGAAAAGTGTTTCCACCGTAATATGACTTTCCATTATCAGTTTTGTAGACAGTTTTCTTTCGACGAATTCGTAAGTAATCAATTCGTCCAGTTTCACTGTCTGCCGAGTCTCCATTAAAATCCGAGTCCATTACTGGTGGTTTCAGTGGATACCTTAAGGTAGATCTACCGTAATCTTCGTTGTCTATGAATTTAGTTGCCAAGTTTCTACCTAAATACTAACATGGTCTCTATGTATTTATGAGGTATCAAGGGAAATATCGTCCAAGCTTCCCACGGAAGTATAAAGGTGACCCCAATAACGTTATTTATAGATCGTCTTGGGAATATAAATTCATGAAATGGTGCGATATAACTACAACGGTACAAGAGTGGGGTAGTGAGGAAATTATCATTCCTTACGTTTCTCCTGTTGACGGTAAACGGCATCGATATTTTCCAGACTTCTATGTGAAGATTGGAAACAAAAGATATCTGGTTGAAGTTAAACCACTGAAACAGACGAAAGAACCGAAAACTCAAAAAAGAATGACAAAACGATATATTAATGAAGTTGTGACTTGGAGTGTAAACCAAGCAAAGTGGAAAGCAGCAACTGAGTTTTGTAAAGACAACAATTGGGAATTTATGCTAATCACCGAAAAGGAACTTAAAGTATAATGAACACACAAGAAGCTCAATATCCTTCATATCAGGATTTTTTAGCATTCTCTAGAAGGGAGGATAATCATCCGAGTTTTACTAACTTATTCTCGGTTCATTTTTCTGCACCTAGGTTGCTGCAAAACAATCTGGGACCTACCGTTGGTGGTAGTTCCTCTAAAAGACTGGATCCTGCTTCTGAAGATCTTAGATCAACTCTGAATTATTATGCTAACTCGGTAAACCTTCCGAGTAAACAGATGACTACTGGTTCTTTCTTAAGTGTAGGATCAGCAATCAAATATGCAACTGGAGTGGCATATAGTCAGATGAATATTTCATTCATCATCCCGAAGTCACAGTATACTAGAGCATTCTTTGAGGAGTGGACCACCAGAGTTTCTTCTGACGCCAATCAATATTGCGAGTTTTATGATGATTATGTCTGCCCATCATTAAGAGTGTACAAGTGGGAAAGAGGTAAGGGTGACGGTGTGTATACCGATCCTAAGATGATTAGGGCACTTAGACAGTCTGGTGATCCTTTCTTGATTGCTAAAAAGTATAGAATCACCGCAGTCTGGGAGATGAGAAATATATTCCCATTTAACATTGGATCTATTCAATTGAACAATGATTCATCTAGAGCGATGACACTGACAGTTGGATTCATGTATGAGCGTTACCGTCTCTTGGTAAATGATGAATTTACTGATCCTGGTAGATATATTATAAGAGGCGAGGGTGGATTTACTGATGACATCCCGCAACCACCTAGATATAACAGCACCCTCTTCTAGGCACCTAAATAAAATTACTGAATTGAATTTCTATGGCATTACCTAAATTAAATGTAC